TTATAGTCTCAGTTTGTTCTGCTGCATTTTCATCAGCATTTAATCTTTTGTTAGCTGGATTTGTTGGAGACCTTTTATTATCAATTATTATCCAATTACTAGCCTCATCAGCACCTTTTATCATTACCCAAGCAGGCTCAAAGCCTAAAGGAACAACAGTACCATTTGCACTACCGTTTCCTACATAACTCCCTACTTTAGACACACCAGGAACTGAATGAAAGCAGTAATTAATATAACTTTGAGTACTTGGCGATGAGTTGCTTGTTATTGTAGTACTTGTTACGTTAGAGAAAACAGCAAAATTACCTGCTGTTGCAGTAGAATTTAACATTAAGTATTTTCCTGTTCCCATATCTTTATGATAAACAAACCAGCTCCATCCACTCGAATTATAACCTTTACTTATTATCATTTCAGGAGCAGAATCTAGTCCGTGTCCATATGTTATAGCGTTTGCAGTAGATGATGTTTTAACTATACTAAAACCATTAGTTACATTAGCTGACACTTGAGAAGTGGTGCTTCCATCATTATTAGCTACCGCTGTGCCTCCTGCTTTCCAACACCAAGCGACGTAAGTTTGACTTGAAGAATTAAAGAAAGAATAAGTTCCATTTGAACCTAATGAGCCTGTAAAACCGTCAGCATCAAAAGAAGTTAATTGACCATAAGTTGTACTTGAATTTTCACCACTAATCCCGTCAGATGTAAGGTATTTTCCAGTTCCTCTAACTGAATCGTATAATGTATGATTTTGTGCTTGTCTAGCTTTTGCCCACACTAAATCAGGTTCAATTCCTACACCTGTAATTGACCTTGAAGAAGAGCCATTTCCAGACCAAATAACAGTATTAAAAAAAGGTTCAGCTTCTTCATCTGATGACTTAAAAAACTTTTCGTTTAATCCCATTTATCTAAAATTTGTAATTGAGTAATCTGCTACCTGCGCCTTTGTCGTTTTACTATTTATAGAGTTTTCTTCTGTAGTGCAGTTAGCTCTTAAGGTTGCTCTTGCAGTTAAAACTTCTGAATCAGTAGTGTTACCAAGTTCTTGGTCTCTAATAATAATCCAATCTGTTTTAGCTAATTCTGCTCCATAGATATATTTTAAGTTTTCTATCTTTTGAGCTTTCATTTCTGCTAGTGATTGACTGAACTCTATATCTTTAACTATATAAGTAAAAACGCTATTATCTGAGTCCCATTCTAGGTCACCTAATTCTTTCGTATTTTGATTGTAAGACGGTGTGACTACGTCGTAAAAACCCTCCGCTTCATGTTCTTCTATTGATGCGTTATGAAACCCTCCAATATAATGTTTAGTACCTTTAAATTCACTAGGTATTTTTTTATATTTAACTATACTTCCTGATTCTATTCTTGCCTTCATATTATGATGCTATTTGTGAGATTTGATACCAAGCATTATCTATTGATGTCCACTTAATCTGAATTATTTGTTTTGCAGCGTTATCTGAATATTCACCACCTATTTTATTGAATGTACAAGCAGAACCGTTTACAGTTCCAAAGGCACTTGTAAGAGAACCACCGCTTCCAGTTATTTCTAAAGTTTTTACAGCTCCTATAACTACATTTGTAAAGTTAAAAGTATGGGATGCTCCTGCTGTCATTGTAAATACATCTCCTAAAGCTGTATCTACTGCTACATTTGTTCCTGAAGTTAACGCTACAGAAGCTGTATATTCAACTCCTAGTTTTGCGTTTGTTACAGCATCATCATTAAGCATTGCTTCGGTAACAAAGCTATTTCCGTAAACTTCGTCAAAGTTATCATTTAATTTATCAAAGGCATTACGTAACTGGTCTCCTGTACCATCGTTTGCTACTGCTCCTATATTTACCGTTTGTTTAGCCATTTTATTTTATTTTAGTATTCTGTTGCATCTGCTCTATATTGTGTCGTGTCTGCTAATATTAATGTCGTGTCTGCTGTAAGTAAAGAACCATCTGCATCAAAAGGATAAATAGAACCCCATCCATTTGCTTCATTTACATTACCCCACCAGCTAACTGTATAAATAGAACCCCAATTCATAAGCAATCAGGTTTTGAGTCAATATCAATAGTTAATTGGTTAGAGACATCCCCCCACCAAGAACTACAATATATTTCGCCCCAGTTAATACTATTCGCCATAGTTATACAATACTTTTTTAGATAATTTGTTATCTATATTTTCAAGATATTTAGTTAATTTAATAACGTTATCTTGTTTTGGTTTGTAGCTTCCTACTTTTTTTCTTTTTATAATACCCATCCACTAAAGCTTGAATCATAACTAGGATTTACATCGTCATTACTGTTTGAATTATATTCTGGAAATAAGCTATTGTTAAAACTCATATGAGCAATAAATCTATCAGTATAATATTGTGCTAAATCCCTTTCCTTTTCAACTAAGAAATCTACTTCTTCTTTTGATACGTTTTCAGCGTTTTCACTAGAGTGTTTAAATACGCCCTTGTTAGCGATTGTATATGCAGCAAAGGGTAAATACTCAACCATTGCCCAATGTATCAGCATAGGCTTTATATGGACGTTTACAAGGGTTAGATAGTCCCCTGCTAAAGTGCCTGCTATTATATCAGCTTGTATTTTTACAAATAGGTCAGTTCCTAAGTAGTTTTGTATATGTATATCTTGAGCAGTTTTAATCCATTGTATAAACTTGTCCGTATCTACGTTTCCATTCATTGCAGTAAATTTTACTACGTCTGCTCTTCCTATTAATAATGCTTCCGCCATTTCTTATTTATTTACGAATCCTTGATTAGGCATATCTTTTGGCTTCATAGAAACCTCTTTTTCATTTACTGGATTAAAGCCATCCTTCCTTGCCTTATTTGTAGATATATTAGGGTCTTGATTTTTTAAATCTCCCTCTGTTTTGCCTTTAAAGGTTTGTCTTAGCCATTTATGATGACAACCGCCACCGCCCTTGTATAGCCAGATAGAATAAGTAGCTGCTCCTTTTAATCCCCATCCTTTATTTACAGGTCTTTCTCCCATTTTTATAATATCTTCTTTCCTGTAAAGTTTATTTGCTCTTACCATTAATTTGCAAAATTCTCTACTATTGCTTGATGTTGAGCTTGGGTTGTATTTGTATCTAACCTTAAACTGAACACCGTTTACTTTTTTATCTTGCTTTGATTTTGTGTTAGGTAGAGCTTGCCCAGAACTAGCTAAACCTATCATTTTATCTAATGCTTCTTCTTGGTCATAATCTACAGCACGCTCATCTACTAATTCCCAGTTCTCTAAATCTTCTTCTTCTCCAAATTCACTTAAAAGGTTAAACATTTCATTGTCATCAAAAGATTCTTCCTTAGATAATTTAACACCTGTTTCTTCTTCTCTTGCTTCGTCTGTTATTGCATTATCTGTATCAATAAATTCAAGCGGCTGTAAGGTCTTGAAATATAGTTTTAGTGATATACCATTAAAAGCTAATATATCGTCAATACAGTTTATTAAAAGGTCTTGATACGGTCTTATAGTAACGTTATTAAATAGTAACGATGCTGTTTTAATTTCATCAGCATTATTTCCTAGTCCAGAGTTACCAGTTCTTATACCCAAAAGTAAAGGAGACGTAATTCTATGAGCAACCATTAACTTATTAGAGCATTCCGTAGATAAATACTCATAATGAGCAGGAGCATCATTTAAAGGAACGTCATCTATTGTAGTTTTGCTTTCTGCATTGTTGTTAAATGCTATAATAACCTTTTCGCCACGTGAACCTGTAAGCTTACGCATTACATCGTTCTTAATACTTAGCTGTTGGTCTTGGTCTGGGATTCCATTGTTAAAGTTTACGACTTTTGTTCCCGAGAACCCATTTTGTACATCGTTTATAAGGTAATCACTTACTTCACTTTCTAGTTCTGCATAAGCTAAACCCCCTTGATAATCTACAGGACAGTAATAATCATAGCCAGAAATGTATCTTTTAGCTATTTTTATTTCAGGCTCTTTACCGTTACCAAATCCAAATGAAGCTATACGTTTAGGTTTGTCTGCTGGTTTGATTTCTGACCAATCGTGAAAATAATAGTAAGCTTCTATTTTTCCTTCTTCATTACATTTTTCTGCTCTTAATGTTTGGCGTGGAAAGTGTTCTGCTTTATATACTTTTTTGTCTTGATATGTAACTTGAAAACTTGCTTCTCCTAATAGTTTTAAATCTAAAGAAACTTTTCTTAAACAATCGTTAGAAAATATAGACCGCATTGCAGCATATTCTTCTGTCTTTGTTGAATTATCTAAAGCGTCTAAACCTTTACCATATATCATAGAAGAAACTCCATTAATAATAGCGTTGTTAGTTGCACTATTAGTGAAAAGCTCAATTAAATATTGATAGTAATTATTATCACTTCCGTAAGCTACCCATTCCTTCCTTTTATCTTCAGAGATTTCAGGTCTGTTATAAGTAGATAAATTGATTACGTGAAGACCGCCTTCTTTTTTGTTTGTATTTCTTGCCATTATAAAACTATAAAGTCGTTAGCTATTGTGTTTTCTGTATATTCATTTTTGTTTACTGTATAAGTAGTAACGTTTTGATTTGTACAGAATATTTTATCTTTAAATGTTACGCTAGTTCCTTCTTTGATTTCCAACATATACATTGTATTCTCTACTAATGTAAAAACGCTACTATATTGATAGTAATAATCTAAAGCAGTAAAAATAGTTGCAGTAGAATTAAATACTTCCGTATTAGTTGTTTCGTCTTTTATTGTTATCGTGTAGGTAGTCCCCTCTGTATATTCTCTAGGAATAAAGTTTATCGTTTGACTGTCCGCAGAACTTTGTAGTATCGTCATATATATACAATAAAATAATCTTGTTTTTGTTAATTATAAGGCATAAAAAAAGGGGCAATTAAGCCCCCTTCAATATCAGTCAATAATAATTATGCGTTAGTACCTACAGTAATTGTTACAGTAGCACTTGACATACCCGCGTAAGGGTCTGCAGCTGTTGGACTAGCTACAAAGTTAGCAGGTTGTAATTCAGATGCAGCAAACGTTAATGTATAGCCTGACAGGTCAGGCATTGCAGCTCCTGTCACAATTGTACCGCCAGTTACCTCTGCTCCGTGTTCTAAGCCCATTACGAAAACATTTCCGTTATAGTCTTCAACTGCAATGTGAGGTCTTCCGTATGCAAGAAGTTTAATCTCCTTGTTATCTTCTTTTGATAATTTCTTTAAAGTTAAGTTTAAAGTTTGTTCAAAGTAAGTAGTTCCGTTTTCACGTGAAGATGTAATAGCCTGTTCAAAGCTAGAAGCACCTTTTAATTCATATTTGTAGGCAACAAAAGTTCCTGAGAGGTCGGTAATTTCATCATCAACTTTAGTTACAGTTCCTAAGTCTCCAAAGTCTGTAAAATAAACTGATTTTAATCCACCAACTACATCTTTGCAAGGTTCTTTTCTACCTTTAGTTAAATCACAAGCCATAGTTTTTTTGTATTAAAAAAGGGTAGGCAGTTATCCCACCTACCCTCTTTGATTATTTAAAATTTATTTATTAAGAATAAAGAACAATCTCACTTCCTAATCCGTACTGTACTGCTGCAGTATATCTCATTACTACACGTACATTTTGACTTCCGTCAATGTCAGCCATATCAATTACTTTTACTTCGTTTTGGTCGTTTAGTAAACCAGTTCCAAAGAATAAGTTAGATTTTTCAGCTGCTACCATTGTGTTGTCAGGTAAACCATTTGCTACTGCAATTTTTACACCGTCAAAAGAAAGACCTCCGCCGTTGTACCATTGAGTTCCTTTGTTATCTGTACCTGCAGCACCGATAGTTGCTTGAAAGCCTCCTAATGCTCTTACGTAAGCTCTTGCTACGTTTTGAGAAACATAAATAAATAGGTCTTCTGAAGTATAGATTGTAGAGCTAATTGCATCTACTACTAATCCCATTTTGTCAATAACGTTTGCTGCAGTTACTGCTGCTCCTGCACCTACGTCAGATACATCAGCGTCAGCTAACATTAATTCTTTGAATCCAGCAATAGAACCGTTTGTTGCAGCTGCTCCATTCCAAATATCTTGTTCAGTCTTTTGTGCTACTTTAGCAGCAACGTGACCTAGTAAAAAGTCCGAAAATGAAGGAGGAAGTGAATCAAAAGCGCTATATCCCATAGAAACGGCATCCCAATCTGAACGAAAATCAGCCTTACATAATTGTAAGTTAACTTGTAAAGATTTAGGTTCAATAGTTCTTTCAGTTAATGTTAGTGTTGAAGTAGGGTCAAAATCACATCCAGAATTTTTAACAAGTCCGTCAGTAGATACTTTTTTGATTACTTCTTTAAATTTAATGTTTGGCTTAACAGAAATTAATCCGTTGTCCAAAGTTGCCCCAGAAAGAAGCGCTGCCGAGATAAACTCAGAAGCCGATTCTCCGGCGTAACTAGTTGTAATTGAGGTAGTTGTAGCCATTGTTTTTTATTTTTTAATATTAGATATTTTTTGTAGAACTCTGTCTAGTGTAGACGTTCCACGCTTTTGTGAGTAAAGGTTTAACACTTTATCTGCACTTGCTTCAGGATTATGGTTTACTTTTTCAACTTCTGAAAGTTCTTCCTTAACTTCTTCAACAATATTTTCAACAGTCTCTTCAACTGATAATTCGTCTTTTTTATCAATCATTGCTTTGATTTCGTCAATCATAGACTTAACTTCTGCAAGGTCTTCTTTAGTTGCGTAAGCTAATTCTTCTTCTTCTGCTTGAACTTCTTCTTCTGCAGGAGCTTCTTCTGGAGCTTCTTCAACAGCTTCTCCAATAGATTTAATGATTCCTTCTTCTTCAATAATCAATTCTTGACCATCTTCCATTTTGTAGCTTCCAATAGGAAGAGCTACTTTTTCTTCATCAGTTACAATAAAAACTTCTTTACCTTCAGCAAATTCTTCTGCTTCAATGATAGTTCCGTTTTCTAATGTAGCTTGAGCTAATTTGATTTCTTCGGATTCAACTCCAAGAACTTCTTTTACTTTGTTTAACATATCTGTCGCTTTCATATTATTACAATAAATTAATATTTACTTTGTTGTGTTTTTAGCCTAAACTTGGAAAACGTTCTCTTAAACTTCTTCCTTTTTTCTGTATAAAATCAACAAGTTTTTTAGCTTGGACAAAAGATTTAACCGCACTAGGCTTTATTCCCAAATCAATAATAGCATCTTCTATTGATGTAAGGTCATCGGCAGAGTCAGATGCAGAATCTGCTATTCCTTGTATTTTATTTACATATTCATTACGCTTTCTTTTGTAATCATAATAAGCTTTGTCCATCGCTTCCTGTGGCTTTTCAAATTTAGCATTTATACCCTGTAGTTTTTTTAATACTGCTTCAGGCTTTTTTGCTAACTCAACTTTTTGAGTAGATAGCTCTACTTTCTCTTTAGCTAACTTGGTAAATATTCTCTGTACGTCTGGTTTCATATTTTATCTTTTAATTAATGATTTTAGTGATGATGATTGTTT